TCTACGTACTTGACTGTCCACTCACATCCAACAAGGTAGAAAGATGAGGGCACGTTTGGTTTGGTGTTCTTCGCAACCATAAAAGTCCTAGGTTTTCATCGACACGAAGTTGATTACCATCGTAAGCTTTGAGACAAGCGTCATAGTATTCCTTTGCAGTTGTACAGTCCTTAAGAAGCTTCTCTGCCTTCTTAGGCCCTATGCCCTTCAAGCCAATGATGTTGTCAATACGATCCCCTGTGAGCACCTGAGTGAATAAGTTACGAAGACCTTCCTCCTCAGTAACGTAGTATTCTTCATGCTTCACGAAGTTGTAGTGCCAACCAGCGACTTGATCTAGGTCTTTGTCAATGGAGACAATCCATCCACCCGTCTTAGTTGCCTCGATAGCCACTGCATCGTCAGCCTCTTGACCTTCAACCAGTTCTGCCCCTAGGCGCTGGAGATGGTTCCTGATAGCTTCGTAATGCACTGGCTTCTTAGCATCCTTCCTGTTCCCTTTGTAAGGCTCAGTGACTGCTATCTCATTGCGAAAGTTCCCTCGACCTGTGATGTACGCTTTGTAGTCATCACACTTCAAGTCATCGAAAACAATCTCATGAACTAGCTGAGTCACACGAGCCAAACAGATAGCCTCATCAACGTCTTCACTGGCAAACCCAACACGATAGGTTATGATGTCAGCGTCGATGATGGCTAACTTAGGTTTCTCAGAGAGCGTCATCGTCCGCAGTGGTTGTCTCAGGCACGTAAGTCTTCACTTCAGTGACCATGATCGTCTTTAGCGATGGAGCATTACCGTGTTTAGCTGACATACGGTGTGTGTACGAGCCTACGATGGCTACGCACTTAGAACCGTTACCGAGAGCTTCGATAGGGACTTCTTGGAGCTTATCGTCAGTAGGCTTGAACAAGTACTTGCTCTTAGCGACGATGAAGTTACCCATAGCATCCTTGTGCTTGACTTTGATACCTAAGCCTGTGAGCTTCGCTGCATCGTCATCGGAGATGTTACCGATGGTGCATTCGTAGCGATCATTGTCGGTGTTGAATGCTGTGTTGAATTCAGCCATCCACTTACTCCAGAAGAGTTCGCCTTGGATTTTAACTGCTTTGAGATCTGACATATCTGTGTTTCCTATCACTTAGTTAGGCCGTAGCCCTGTTACTGTAAATAACTACCTTCTCGACGAGAGATAGCTTCTGCTTCATCCTCGATGTAATCTAGGGCTGCTGAGAGCACCAAGTATACCTCAAGGAGATCTAGATCATCGCTGTGCAATAGAGTGAAAGAATTCTCACCTATGTTCAGCATGATCTGAGATTTCAATTTGTCTGACTTATCGATCAATGGGTTTCCCTCCAGTTACGTCCCACTTTGTATTCCCCATCGAGAGGGCATCGTAGATTATACGCTAACCCTGCTTCTCTGATTGATTGTACAGCAGCTTTGCCAACTACGTCAGCTATGTCTGGTGAACACTCTATCTGCCACTCATCGTGAACATTAGCAACGAACTTAGCATCAATGTGATACTTCTTGAACTTATCACTCAAGATGATAAGAGCCTTCTTCATCACGATTGCACCTGCGCCTTGAAGTAAGCTATTGAGTGCCGCATGTTCACTGCGAACCCAAATCTTGCGACCATCAAACCCCGGTACATAGCCCTTGGACGCATATACGGATACTTTATCACGTAGACGCTGCAACGAGGGAGTCCCTTTAAGAAAGGCATCGATGAGCTTCTGTCCAGCACTAGCACTACCACCGACAATCGATCCAATCTTCGCCGGCCCTGCACCGTAGAGGAACGCATAGATGAACGTCTTCGCTTGGTCACGAGTTTGTAGTCCGGCTGCTTTCTGATTAACCGTGTGGACATCCGTTCCGTCCTTAGAGCTTCCCTCGGTGACTGTCTTGACATACTTCTCATCCTCCATGTAATGAGCTAACATCCGCAGCTCTAAACCACTAGCGTCAGCTCCAACTAGAACATTACCTTCCTCAACCGTCCAGCACTGACGACATTCAGGGCCATAGGGTGAACCTGAGTTAGGGATCTGTGCCATGTTAGGTTTCATGTGAGTCATACGGCCTGTTACAGCGCCATTGGTGATGACTCTACCGTGAACCCTGCCGTCTTTGCCTACAACTTCTAACCACGATTCAATCTGAGCGATACGTTTCCCCAACATCATGTACTCAGCTATCAACTGAGCAATGGGATACTTCAGAGACATCAACACAGCTTCATCGACAATAGCCTGACCTTGTGGGTAGTTAGCTGTAGGCTCAGTGAACTTCTTAGGCTTCCACCCAAGTCCAATAAGCTTCTCAGCTATTTGTTGTCTACTAGCTGGATTGAATACCACCACTTCAGGCTTGAGAACCTTCCCTGTCTTTTCAGAGATGCGCTCAACCTCATACGGTGGATAGAGATCTTGCATTTTGTCATTGATGGCACTCATCTTCCCCTTGAGTTCAGATAGTAAACAAGTAGCGTGAACTACATCAAGCTTGAATCCGTTCTTCTCTTGCTTGTTGATTATGGCAGCAACTTGATGTTCCAATCCCACACTTTCTTGAGAGAAGCCTTTATCTTCAATGAGAGTTTCAAGATGAGTAAATAGAGACCGTAGAACGCTAACATCACGTAGGCAATAATGCTCAAGAAGAACATCAACAGGCGCATCAAAACACTCACCAGCATAAGCCTCTTCACGATTCATCATCCATTGCCACGTTGCCTTGTAGTCCAGTTTCTTCACGCCTAGAGTTTCTCCCCATGCGTCTAGACTGTGACCTCCCAACCTCGTTGGCTCTATCAGCCTTGACACTACGAGTGTGTCGTATGCTTGCTTCAGTCCAATCTTGGTCTTCCAGAGCTTGTTTAAGATCGGAAAGTCGAAGGATATTCCGTTGTGAGCTGCGATCAACGTAGCGTCCTTTAAGTAGTCCCAAAGTCCTGTTGGAGCTTTCCATACTTTAACTTCTCCTGTGTCAATGTCCTGAGTTACGCACAAATGGATCGTATCGTGAGACATGTTAGTCTCGATGTCCAGTGCAATTCGTTTCATCATTTAAGGCTTTCACAATCTTTTTTGCTGCTTCGTAACTAGATTGAATCTCAACATGGTCATAACCGCATTCTTCAATCCATCCATTCTCTAGTTCTCTTTCAGAAGGTTTGTAATTTCCTTGCATAGATAACCAAACTTCAATACGATCTCCTGTTTTGGTATTGCTGATGATAGTTCCGTAATATTTACCTTCAAGGGGTTTCAAAATCCACATAAGAACCTCATTTTAAGTTTATAAATAGTCCGATTTGAGCGAAGGAGTATCCGATCCACATGATACCAGCACCCATGTCACCCTTGAGCCACTGTAGCACACCTACAACGGAGTAACCGATGCCGATAGTCCCTACGATAATCATTTCAATCATAGCTGCTCCAATGTAACTTCAACCATACGTCCAGTGTTCATATCGTACTTTAGTGAGCAAGCAGGGCCTGTGAGTCCATTGTAGCGATTCTTAGCCACTGCAACCTTGGTTGTATGACGTACATTAGGATCAGTGCTCATGGAGTTACGCTCTAAGGTAATCACAGCATCGGACAACTGAGCGATAGCGCCTGAGCCTCGCAGCTGAGACAACGACACAGCTTCACCGTCCTCATGTCCCTTGTTCGATGTACTAGGTCGTTTCAGGTGCGATACGCAGATCAAGGTAATACCTGTCTCCTGTACCAATGTCCTTAAGCGAGTCATCAATACATCAATCGACTTACGCTCATCGTTGCCATCCATACCAGAGACAACAAGAGAAATATGGTCGAGGAAAACCACACGACAATCACAGGCACGAGCCATGTATCGAATGCGGTTAAGGACGTTGTCAATAGCCAGAGAGCCAAAATGGTCAAACAGGAATACACGATTAGTGCCAAGAGTAGCATCGAAAGCCTCCTTCAATTCTCGTTCTGTAACAGGGGTGTCTGGCAGATGAAGTTTTTTGTTTGCGTGTAAGGACATAATTGACCTTGCGGTTTTTCGCACTGACTCCTCCAAGAACATTCCGCCAATATTCCACTTTGTAGTTTCGAGTATTCGATAGAGGATTTCACGGAGAAACTGGGACTTACCAAGACCACTTCCAGCCGTGACGGTGATGAGTTCCGCTGATCGCAAACCATACAAGAGATCGTTGAGTCCTTTGAAGGGGTAGAAGGCTTCGGCAACGGGTTCAGGTGTAGATACGCTGTCCCACAACGTAGAGGCTTGGATGATGCCGTCTGGTACATAACTTTCAGCTCTCCACCATTGGTTAACGTATTCGCTTGACTTTCCCTCAGATAGATAATCGCTTGCATCCTTGTATCCTTTCAAATGTTTAACTATTTTAACCTTGTTACCAAACAACTCAGCAACTTCCTTAGCTGCCTTCTGACCGGGTTCATCACCATCGAAGCAGATCACGATAGTCTCGAAGCTATCTAGGTACTCATACTGAGCCTTGCAGTCTTTAACAGCCGCTGAAGCCCCATTACGGATGCTCACAGTAGGCCACTTGCTGCCTGTCATCTGATACGAAGCTAGGGCATCTAGTTC